AAAACCTCAAGCGAGGTAGTTTCTTACGCAAAGCAATTATGGCTCCCGAGGGCTACCAGCTTGTTGTCGGTGACCTCTCACAGATTGAACCGCGAGTACTTGCGTGGCTTTCGGATTACCAAGATATGCTCAACATCTTCAGGTCAGGCGCTGACCCTTACGCGGCTTTCGGAGCGCAGATGTTTGGCATACCCGGACTTACTAAGGAGTCTCATCCGGAGCTCCGTCAGTCTGCGAAAAGCGCCTTACTTGGTTGCGGCTACGGCTTGGGCTGGTCATCATTCGCGTCCCAGCTTCTCGTGGGGTTCCTCGGTGCGCCGCCGATCCGGTATGAAAGAGCCTTCGCAAAGGCGTTGAAAGTTAACCAAGAGATGGCCGAGCGCTTCTTGGAATGGTCTGAAACAGAGATTAAGTTAAGGGATATCCCACACACATGCAGCTATGCCGAGTTAGTGCACCACGCTATTGCGGCCAAGCGCATCATTGATATATACCGTACCACAGCGTATCCTGTTGTGTCGTTCTGGGACATGTGCTCCGACCTGTTAGTATCTGCGCTGGTCAACGGCAAGGAACACACGCACAAATGCTTGACATTTAAGAAGGGTGCAATAGAATTGCCAAACGGGATGAGCTTGCTCTACCCTGATCTACGTGAAGTCAAAGATGAAAAAGGTAGGAGCCAGTGGGTATACGGGCCAAACGCTACCAAGTTGTATGCAGGGAAGATAACGAATAACGTAACACAGGCTGTTGCGCGTATTGTCATGACTGACGGAATGTTGCGGGTATCGAAGAGGTATCCCATCGTTGGAACAGTTCATGATGAGTTGATAGCGCTTGTGCCTGACAGTGAGGTGGAAGAAGCTAAGACTTGGGTCTTGGAGCAGATGACTATGGAGCCGAGTTATATGCCGGGGATACCCTTGGCCGCTGACGGTGGTGCACACCGTAGATATGGAGAAGCAAAACAATGACAGCAAAAATAAAAACACCCATCCCCCGCCGCATCCGTGTCGGGGCTAGACAGTATTCAGTTGACATCGTGGAGACCATGCTGCGTAAGCGTGACATGGCGCGGGTCTATTACGGCGATAAGAAGATTGAGCTTGGTCAGTTCAGCAACGTGACTGGCAAGAAGTTTGACGATGACAAGGTGCAAGAGAACTTCTGGCATGAGGTAACACACGCCATCCTGCACGACATGGGCGAACACAGGCTTAACAACAACGAGAAGTTTGTAGTCGAGTTCTCCAAGCGCCTAGCTAAAGCAATCAAATCAGCGAGGTTCTAATGAAAACAGTAACGTGGAGTCACAGCGCACTGAAAGACTTTGAAGGATGCCCACGCAGGTATCACGAGGTCAAGGTACTTAACAACTTTCCGTTTCAGGAAACTGAGGCTACATATTACGGCAAAGAATTTCATACCGCTGCTGAGGTTTATATCCGAGACGGCACGCCACTACCCCCACAGTTTGCGTATTCCAAGGATGTACTCGATGCGCTGATCGCCAAGCCCGGCAGGAAGCTATGCGAGCACGAGATGGGGTTGACCAAGGACTTACAACCTTGCGACTTCCACAGTAAAGACCGATGGGTGCGGGGCATTGCCGACTTACTTATCATTGATGACGAGAACCTGACAGCGTGGGTGGTGGACTACAAAACTGGCAACAATAAGTATCCCGACCGCGATCAGTTAAAGCTCATGTCTTTGATGGTATTCAAGCACTTCCCACATATCAGGAAAGCCAACTCAGCGTTGCTGTTTGTTGTCAAGAATGATATGGTTAAGCACAGCATGGCGGTCAACGAGGCGGATGCTGAGTGGTGGAATTACCGAGAGCGTGTGGCCAAGCTAGAAGCCTGTGTCGCATCCGGCGTATGGAACCCCAAGTCCTCTGCGCTGTGTCCGTGGTGCCCAGTTAAAACGTGTGAGTTCAATCCAAAACATTAAAGGAAAACTATGTCAGCTATAGAACCTAATCAATTTTCTCTTGGTAATGCAACACTATGTCATGTGTGCCACAAGCCCGTAGATGTAGCAGACTTTGCGGTAGAACATGACGGCCATGTAGGGATACGCAATCAAACATTTTCTGCTGAAGGGTACGGCCATATCATCATGCACGCAGAGTGTGCAACAGTGTTAGCAATGCGCTTAATCCACGATGTAATGAAACAAAAAGAACGCAGCGTTCAAACCCCACTGCGTGTTGTAGAAACACTAAACAACGTCAGAAAGGCAAACAATGGCTACTAAACGAGTTAGAGATTACAAGGCTGAGTACAAGCGTGACTTGGAGACAGGTAAGTCTGGCCCCGGCTCCGACCAATCAGAGCGCCAGCGAGCACGCAAGGCTTATGACGCTAAAGGCATTGATCGTAGTGGTAAAGACATCGACCACATCAAGCCGCTAAGAGCAGGGGGTAAGTCAACGGCAGGCAACCTGAGACTACGTTCAAAGAAAGCCAATCAAGGCGACAACAAATAAAACAATGGAGAAGCAACTTGGAAATCCTTGAAGACAAGGCACTAATATTCAGAACTAGAAACCCCGAAAAGTACAGCATCATTCCTAAACACAAAGTCATTGAACGTGATGACGGTGGGTACGATGTCGCTGTCTATTGGGGACTAGATGAGTGTAGGGTGCTACGCAACCTCGGCGTGAAAGATGTGCCCTCGCCAATCACACGCAAGTACAAGTGGCCGGGTCGTTACAAACCTATGGCACATCAGGTGGACACTGCTGCTTTCTTAACCATGCACCGCAAGGCGTTTGTGTTCTCCGAACCTGGCACTGGCAAGACGCTATCTGCACTGTGGGCGGCGGACTATCTGATGCAGCGTGGTGAGATACGCAGGTGTTTGGTGTTGTGCCCCCTATCCATCATGCAGTCTGCATGGCTGGCCGACCTGAGTAACAGCATCATTCATCGCTCTGCCGTTGTTGCGCACCACTCGCAGGCTAGTCGCCGCATCGAGATGATTCAACAAGACTATGAGTTCGTCATCACTAACTACGATGGCTTGAACCTGATAGCTGATGAGATCAACGCCGATGGCCGCTTCGACTTAGTTATTGTTGATGAAGCCAACGCGTACAAGACAGTGACAACAAGAAGGTGGAGGTCGCTCAAGTCAATCATCAAACCTAACACACACGTATGGATGATGACTGGTACACCTGCATCGCAGTCGCCAGCAGATGCCTACGGCTTGGCCAAGATCGTCAACCCCGAGGGCGTACCCAACTTCTTTACATCATGGCGCGATAAGGTGATGAACAAAGTCACCCTGTATAAGTGGGCGGCAAAGGCGGACGCTGCCGAGCTAGTGCATGAGGCACTGCAACCAGCGATAAGGTTCAGTAAGGCGCAGTGCCTTGACCTACCACCTGTATTAACGACTACCCGCGAAGTTCCGTTGACACCACAGCAAGCCAAGTACTACAACCTACTCAAAGACCGTATGCTGGTGCAAGCCGCAGGCGAGACGATCAGCGCAGTCAACGCTGCCGCAGGTGTATCCAAGTTATTACAGATCAGTTGTGGCGCTGTGTACACCGACGAGAAAGAAGTAGTTGAGTTTGATGCCGCCCCACGCCTTGGTGTGCTGGAAGAAATCTTGGAAGAGACCACACGCAAGGTCATTATCTTTGCGTTATTCAGATCAAGTATTGATACGATTCAAGCACATCTGACCAAGAAGAACATTGCCAACGAGTGCATTCATGGTGGAATTACACCCACCAAACGGTCAGATATCATCCACCGCTTTCAGCACGAACAAGACCCCCGCGTATTGGTAATGCAACCGCAGGCTACGGCGCACGGCATCACGCTGACTGCGGCTGACACCGTGGTATTCTTCGGCCCCCTGATGAGCGTGGAGCAATACATTCAGTGCATTGCAAGGGCTGACCGCAAGGGGCAGAACTCCGACAAGGTGACTGTCATCCACATCCAAGGCTCACCGATTGAGCGCAAGATGTTCAAAGCATTGGGGAGTAAGGTAAGTGATAACTCACTTCTTACTCAGATGTTCGAGATAGAAATAAATTCATGAAAGGGGGTTGCAAACTAAACGCAAACGTGTAAACTGTCCAACCTTAGACAAAAAAACAGGAGAAGCAAATGAATGAAGATTTAGTCCCGATAGATAAGCTGGTAAAAATTTACCGCAAGATCAAACTTGAAGTTGACACGATGACCAAAGAGTACGACACCAGACTGGAAGAACTCAAGGCCGCGCAAGATGAAATCAAGTTTGCATTGAAAGACCAGATGCAGGCACTTGGTGTCTCATCTTTGAAGAGTCCCTTTGGGACTGTATCCATGCGTCAATCGACGCGCTACTCTACAAACGACTGGGGTTCATTCAAGGAGTTCATCCTTGAGCACGGCGCAGTTGAGTTGTTGGAGAAGCGTATCGCGCAGACCAACATGGTGCAGTTCCTTGAAGAGAACCCGGGGGTGTTACCGCCGGGACTGAATTCCATTTCGGAGTTCAACATTGTTATTACCAAACCAACCAAGTGAGTTTTATATGTCAAACATAACGCTTTTTTCGTCCGCAAACGTACCTGCATTCGCTCGTAACAACGAGTTGTCCGAAACCGCTAGAGCCCTCACAGGCGGTGGTGTATCCAACAGCGTCAAACGCATCTCTATCAAAGGCGGCGTGTTCCGTTTAGTAGCAGGTGGTAAGGAAGTCGCTGCGATTGATGACCGCCATTTGAACGTCATCATTGTGAAAGCTGCCCCCAAGGTCAGCCGTATCTTCTACGCATCGTCCTACGATGCCGACAACATTGCTGGCCCTGACTGCTGGAGCAACGATGGTGAGCGCCCTGACCCTGCCGCAGCAAAGAAGCAATCTGACACTTGTCTGAATTGCGCAAAGAACCAAGCAGGTTCTGGTCAAGGTAACAGCCGTGCTTGCCGCTATCAGCAACGTCTTGCTGTGGTGTTGGCTGACAATCCATCAGGTGATGTGATGCAGTTGACTTTGCCAGCCGCTTCGGTGTTCGGTAAAGAAGAAGGCGACAAGCGGCCATTGCAAGCCTACGCTCGGTACTTGGCGGTGCAGAACCCTCCTGTGAACCCCGAGCAGATCGTGACTGAGATGCGCTTTGATACCAAGGCGGAGTCTCCCAAGCTGTTCTTCAAGCCTGTGCGCTGGTTGACTGATGAGGAGTATGAAGTCATCAAGGAGCAAGGCGAGAGCGACGATGCCAAACGCGCAGTTGTAATGACTGTGGCGCAGGGTGATGGCGTAAAAGCCAACGCTCCCAAACTGGTGATGGCTGGCAAGCCTGCGGTTGAAGCAGAGGAAGAAGCCCCTGTCGCCAAGAAAGTTAAGATCACGCCCGTTGCCGATGCTGACGACGAACCTGAAGTCCGCAAAGATGCCGCGAAGCCGTCTGCTGTGCCTGCCAAGAAGGGCAAGCTGGCTGACATTGTGTCCGACTGGGATGATGAATAACTAGGAGAAGGGGGCTTCGGCCCCCACAGTATGGCCTACTCACAAAAAACAATCGACGCGATTATGCGTGCCCCAAAGACTCAAGGCAATCAGCTTGGGCGGTGGGCTGCGCATCACAACTTCTCAGTTGTTCGCATTTCAAAAGCGTTGGGTGTGTCAAGACAAACTGTGTACAACTGGTTCGAGGGTGGAGATATCTTCCCTGCCTACGAGCACCGCGTTGAGACACTCCTCAAATTCCTACAACAATCACACTCAGCCGACGAAGCATGGAGAAAAATATGTCAGCACTACAACCTCGCACCTTAAGCAACGCAGAACTCATCAAGTACTTTGCTATATACATGGACAACAAAGACTTTGGCGCACCCCTTGAGTGGCAACATGAATTACTACGCCGCTTCACTGCAACAGCCACCGACCACGCTTACCCCGTGTAAGACGAGCGCCAACTCGACCT